GGTGGACCACTACACCATATTCGTCCACCATCGTGAGGTTGCGGGCGGTGTAATCGGATCCGGTGAGCTTGGCGGCCTGCCAGTCGTTCGGGTCAATCACAAACGCGGGCATCCGGATATGGTCGCCGGCGCCCTTGGCGTTGCGCAGCGCGGAGGCGATTTCCGCCGGTGCCATCGCAACAATTCCATTGGCCATCAACACGTTTTTCCCCGGCATCTGATCGATTTCGATCTGCACGAGGTCAGAAATCATATCAACAACAATGTCAGCCATGAGTAATTCTCCTGTTGTCCTTTACCCCGCAGGGTACATCTATTTTGCGGCGTGCAATTCGATCAGCCGCGCCCGGTATAATTCCGGGTTGTTTTTCTTCAGAGCGGCCCATTCCTCAGTCGACATTCCGGCTGCGCTGCCACCGTCACCGGGGCGCCCACCCTGGGCAACCGGCAGTGGAGCGCCCTCAGGTGTGGTCCCGCCGGCCGGGGCGCCGCCTCGCTCCCGCAACTTGCGCACGAATGCCAGTTGCTGGTCATACGAATCGGGCGGAAGCGCCGCGGCGAAGTCATTGAACAGGGCCCGATCGGGCTCGCCCAGGGTGTTGAATTCGCGGGTCACTTCCTCTTTCTGCCGTTCATTGACAGACTTCACGATGCCTTCAAGGCGGTCCATTTCGGCCAGACGCGCTTTTGCGGAGGCGAGTTCGGCTTTCTGGCTCTCGATCACGTCGAGATAGCGCTTTTCTTCAAGCGCCTTTGCTTCCTCGGCGGCCTTGATCTTTGCCTCCCGGTCGGCCAGATCGCGCGCATTCTGCTCCTCGCGGAGTCGGCGCTCCTTGGCTTCCTTCCGGGTTTCGTGGAGTTTTTCGTCGCGCAACCAGAACAGTTCCGCCGCGGCTTCCTCGTTGAATGACCCGTCCGGGTTGGTACATTTCTCCTGGAATTCACGCACTACCTTGGCGCGAACATCATCCCGCGTCTGCGGATCGCCACTTCCCGGCGCTCCGGCCGGCTTTTCAGAATCTGGCATCTTTCCCCTCCCGGGTAAACCCTAAAATGCAAAACGCCCGCCACCAAGCAGCTCTGAAAGCTACCGGCAGCGGGCGTACTTCTCGTAGTCCACTGAGCGGCCGACCGAGGTCAGCCTATGTCAATCGTCAAATTCTTTGATGTGGATCTTGATGTTGCCGCCCTGTCTGGCGTGCACTTCAATAACCAACCCACCATCGTAGAACTTTAACAGGCCACGGACTGCTTCTCGCACCCGTTCCTTTGAAACCTGTTTTTCCCCGACTACACCTACCATATCCTTATTCTCCTTGTTTGTCAAGAGTTCACACGAAGAAATCTTTCCCGAATCCATTCGAACAGTTTTTCGCGGCTTTTGTCATGGAGGCCGACAAATCGAATCGGGCGCTTCTTGTTGTACAATTCACCCTTCGCCTTGCGCTTCTCTGATACAGAATTGAACCCTACCTCGACCTCGCCCTCCTGCACCCGGACCACGCCCAGGCCGGCAAGCATCGCCCCGCTGATGGTCAGGTCAACCACCCCGGGGTTGCGCTTGTGTTTTGAGCGCCATTCCTGCCACCGCGGTGTATATGCTGGGAACGGGTTCCCGGCCGCGTCCTGCTGCCCGCGGATCTGCGCCATGTTCAATTCGATCACCTTCTGGCCTATCTTCTCCATGGTGCCCGGTTGCGACAGCCGCTTGATTTGATCGGCCTTGGCGTTCAGGTTGGAAAGGTTGATTTCGACGCTCATGATTAGTCCTGAATTGGCGTCCAACGGTGCCGGCAGTTGAACCCGCCGCAGGTAAAAAACACGTCCCCGGTCTGCCCGTTGTCCATCCCGTTGATTTCGTCCAATGTGTATTCCTCCCCCAGGTGTTCGGCACAGAACGGGCGGATGATCTTGTCAGGTCCTGGTCCGTCGTACAGGAACCGATCTACCCCGGCATTCATCGCCCTCACGCCGTTGATGGTCCGCGAGAAGGTCATCAGGTTGGTCTCGACCAGGGTATCCCCGTACTTGGCAACCCGCAGTTGATCAAGGTTGCCGGCGATGCTCCGGTCCAGGGCATTCCGATTACCGGTCAGGTTGTATTGCAGCAGGGAATTGAACAGTTCCTGCCCGTCCTGGTTGGCATGGTAGGCCAGTTCATCCAGGGCGCCCTGGCGCACCAGTTTGAATACCTCCAGGTCAGTGGTCAGAAATGGCACTCCGGCACTCCGGATATCGCTGAACAGCGAGTCGCTGGCGTCGAAAGCGGCCTGGTACGCCCCGGCCGTGGCCTGGTTGAATGCCGTGGCCGTCTTCGCGCGCAGGCGGTCAAGGACGGCCTTCCTGTTGGCCAGGAGGTAGGGCAGGGCATCCTTGTCCGGCATGCGGTCAATCTGTGAGCGGATGGCGAATATCTCCTTGTCGATCTCCTGCAGCACCTTGGCCAACAACTTGTCGTAGTTGGCCGAGTACCCGCCGATGGAATTCTCAAAGGAGTATTTGCCCATGGCCTACGCCGCCTTCCCCGGCGCGGACGGGCGCTGCTGCGCCCCGCGGGGGCCTTCGGGAGGGATAGGTTCACTCCCAGTTCCATCATCAGCACCGACGGATCCGGAAGCCATGCGCGCTTCAAACGCGCCGGCCAGTTCAGCTTGCCCGGCATCCTGGGCGGACAATTCCTTGTTCTTGGCCAGGTTATCCCTGATGGCCTTGGCCGCCGCGTTGTCGTCAAGCACCCCGGGGTTCAATTCCCGGTACAGGTCGGTTACCGGCTTCAAGCCGTGCTCCATCTGCCAATCCTCGGCCGCCGTATCCTCCGGCGTCAGCACTTTTGAATTGTGCCCGAACGTAAGTCGGAATTGACCAGCAACGTCGATCCCGGACGCAAACTCCTTGTTCGCGATGATCACCGACGCGAAGGCAACGAGCTTTTCGCATTCACGGAGGCGAGGCTCCTGCTCCTCGCGGAGGTCGTCCATAGCCTCCTTTTCGATTGTCAGGGCTGGGGCGCTTTGCTTCTGCGCGCTGGTGGATTGGCTCGAAAAGCTTATCCCGTGCTGGTCGCACACCTGGCTGATCAGGTCATGAATGACGTTCATCACGGCCATGATATCGCCCGTCATTTCAAATGTATTGGCGGCAGCGTTTTCGCCAGTAAGCGCAATCGGGTTCATCCCATCAGTGACCTGCCCGTACATATTCTTGATGTCATTCGCCAGCATCCCGGTAAAAACCCACTGCTTGTAGCATGAAGATTTCAGCAGGTTGTTGAGGTGCGTCAGGTGGACGTTGATCTGAAGAGTGACATTGTACAGGTCATCATTGTGGGTCTCACACCAGAACGAATTGGCCAGCGGCTGGAATACCCACGCCGGCACATACGGGATAATCCCCTTCTTTGTGTTCGGATCAATATATTCGTTTTTCCCTTCCTCAGTGATTGTTTCCAGCGATTCATCAACACGGAAGTGGCGTTCGCGGTCCCAGTAGTACCAGAACTTATTGATGTCGTCCAGGATGATATGGTGCAGTACGGCGTCGACCTCGTAAGGGCTGTCCGGACGGCGCAGGACAACCATGTTCTCACTGGGAACTGCTTCGTATTTCATGGTCCTGCTTTCTAAATCAGGCATGATTCGCATAAATCCGGTATTGTTGATGTTCAGATATTTGTTAATCGACTGGAAAGCAATATGGATATTCGACTTTTCGATCAATTCAGAATACTTTTCGTCCGGCGTCTTCCCTCCGGAAAGCCATTCTCGCTTTGCTTCATGCTTGTACAACACAGACTTAAGATTGACGATCTTTTTCAGCAGATTCGCATAATTGCAAACCATCGGATACAGGCGCTGGGCATTTTCGGGATGGAATTGTTTGGCTATCAACTCCTTGGCAAGGTATTCAAACCTGTCAAGGTAAACATCGAAACGGCGCTGCTGCTTGTTTTGGCGGGTGAGTTCAACCGCCGACCGCGCAAGGGATTTGATCTGTGTGAAATTATCAGCCATGATTGTACCCCGAAAAACCGGATACCCCTACGGGTACAATCACTGTGTATAAGTATACCGCGTTTCTTCGCGGAGTCAACGGCTTCAAACGATCATCCTCGCGCGTTTTGTCCCGTATCTGTTGCAGGTAAAGTAATAGAACGCGCTTCCCGGGTGGGAATATTCATCATGATTCGGAATTGAGCCGACCTTCTTTGTGCCGTCTGATTCGGTCGGGTATTTCCAGTTCTCGAACATTTCAACAACCTTTGGTGCCTGGTTCTCGCATACCCGCACGGACGGGATGACACCATTGGCACAATCGGCCATTTCGTCAACGGTGTAGGCCGACGTGTAGATCATTGGCAGTCCGGCGCCATGCAGTATGCTGACCCATGATTGCAATTTTGCGTCCCTGTTTTTTCCGGACGGGTCACAATAGTGGCGCAGATTGGTGTATTTGAACCACGGGCGCGACCTTGCCCATGCGGCATAATATGGGGCATCCTTGTTTTTGTCCGTGTATGAGTCGATCACGTTGATCAGTTCGCCGCGGGGATTCTCCGGGCTTTTTGGAACGGGGATGATCTGCACCACGATGATGAATGTCGGATCCGCAGCACCGAAGTCCCACATGGTGGCGGTCTCTGTCTCCGGGTGCGCCTCGATTGGCTTTTCGACCACATTCACCTTTCTGTCAAATGCATGGTAGACCAGCCCTTCGGCATCCTCTGCCCATTCGCCATCCCAGAACCGCTTGCGCGCCAGGCCAGTCAATCCTTCCAGTTGTTCAAGGTATTCAGGGGATAAGTTTTCGAGGTTGTCTTTGGGATGGAATTTCAATATCGCCATTTTCGACGTGATTTTGTCCGACAGTTTCTTTCCTGTCTGTGGGTCTTGGTGTTTGTGAAATAGTCGCGCCAGCCAATGCGACGGCGACTTCGGGTTGCAATCTGCAAACAGTTTCAGCGGAACGTCAAGCCAATTCAGGCGCGTGCGCAGTTTCTGGAACATTTCAAACATGAGGTCGGTTGCTTCGTTTGGGTAAATGGTCGCCCATTCTGATCCGAGCATCGCGTCTTCATGCTGTTTGTTGTCAAACCCTCCGGCCCATATTGACGACTTATTGGCAAAATTGATGATGCTGTTGCTCTTGTCCTCAGACCATAGATTCCTGGGGTATGCGCTGACAATTATTCCGCCTTTCATTCGCTTCGCACCATACAACATTTCAAGCAACGTCTGTTTCCAGACCGTTGCAATGCACGCAGTCTTTGACTGCCGGCAAATCAGGTGCCGCGTACCTGGATAGATAATGGCCCGCTTGAGGATGTTGTCGCAAACCGACCAGGTCTTTCCTGACCGGCTACCGCCCTCGCACAGGTAATACATGATGGCCGGGTTCTCATATTCACGCAGCGCGGCCGCCTGCCGCTTGGTGTAGCAAGATACCTTCATTGAGGCGTTACAAACCGAACCTTTTTGATTGGCGACCTGGACAATACCAGTTTCCAGCACCGAGTATCGTACATGATTGATGTTGGGATCGGCGGGTTGGATTCGATGAATACCGCGCGCCCGGGTGACCCGTTTGCCAGTCGGTCGCATGAAATGATGTTCAGTTCGCTGCACCCGAACAGTTCGGCCATGCTCACGGCTACGCAAAACGACGGCATGTTCCACGCATACCCGAAATCCTTGGGGTTATCGAAAATGTACCGTGGCTTGTAATCCGACCAGCAGTGCTTCGACTCATGTTCGTGAATCAACAGAATCTCGCCTTCCGGCTTGCGCGTCGGGCCGCATATCCACTGGCACGGCGCTCCACATTTCCCTTTGTCGCCACCGTCCTTTTGGAGTGAATACACCTGCCTGTTCAGTTTCAGTTCGCGCAGTTTGATTGGCGCGTCATTCATAGCGATGATTGGCCCGTCCACAAAATGCGCTTCGGTTATTTTGTGAATGCTCATTCCAAGCCCTACGATATTGCACGGCTGGCCGGAATGAACGCCTTTCAGGTATGCAATCGGGTGCGTCATATGCGTGCCCCGTATTCCCGGACAATTCGTTCATAATCATCATCGTGCTTCACCGGATGTACAGCCATGCCCTTGATATCCACCGGTGGAATGCGCCCGTTCTTCGTCCAGTTGCATGACGCCGGGTCAATGTATGGGTTTTGTCGAACATCAAACCCCTGCCGGATCGGCGTTTCCACCATTTCCACTTCCAGCCATTCCTTGCGGCGGTTTGCGCAGTAATTCTCGAAACAGGCCCGGCCGTACATGATGCATGACCATATTGAAAATGTCTTCATGCGTTCGCCAGGCACCGGCCAGTCGCGCTCGTGTCGCAGGTGAGGGAACAGCGCGCCGGCACCAGTTTCCTGCATGTACTGGATGCTCTTGTCAACAAATGTGCGGTCGATGATGTAGCAGTCGTAATCGATGAACACATAGTAATCCGACCCGTCGATCATGTTCTTGAGGTGCGGCAGAATCTCACCGTGCTGAATCGTGCGCTCATCGTGTAGGTACAGCGCCGGCCAGGTAAGGGACAAATCCGAATCTGCCTCTTCTCTGCGCGGGCACACCCGAATGATGTTCGACATGAATGACTTGTGCCATTCGTACCAGCGCAGCCAGCGCCAGTCGTAGCCCAGGAAGATGGTGCGCACCTTCATTTCAGCAGCACCACCGCCAGCGCCACTGCGAGTAGGAAGGCGCATCCCCAGCCGATGATGGCCACACGGCGCATGCGCTGAACCTTGCGTTTGAATATTTCGTTGGCCTTGCTTTCCACGACCTCCCGCACCTGTTCGCGGTAAATCTTTCTGAATTGTTTTGCTGCACTGCCGCCCATGCTACACCGCCTTGTACCTGTTTCTTCTTTTGTGTTCCTCGGTAAAGATAATTTTTATTTGGTCTTTGTCTGGAACCTTGTTTTTAAGCAATGCATAGATTCCCAACTTAACAAACGCCCTTAATGCTGGCGTTAAATCCGAATGCGTTAAAGCGGCCATTTGTTCAAATAAATCATAATCTGATCGTGACATGTGGAAGTTAATATGTTTATGACATTTCGAAAAATGTCTCTTCCGTATTTTCGCATTACTTGTTGGCCTGAATAATTCCGGTTTTGTTGGGTCAAAAAACAATAGATCCATTTTTTGAAGTGGACTCAACGCCTTTTCCATCCTACACCCCCCGGTAACTGCATATTGCCTGCGTCACTATCCGCCCGCGTTTGTCGATGAAATAGAACTGCCCGTCGAGCGCCACCTTGGCCCGTCGATCGCCGAATGGAAAGGCGAGGGTGAATTGCGGTTTGATTGCAAACACCCCCTTCTTGTCGATGTACCCGTAATGCGACTCACCAGTCCGGAGGACGGCGCATAATCCCCCCTTGAACCCGTCGGTCACATCGTAGAATTGCGGGCTGATCACCACCCGGCCGCGGCGGTCGATGAACCCCCACCCCTTGGATCCAGGCTCTGCGCTGCGGAATGCCGCCAGCCCTTCGCTGTAGGCGGTCAATTTGCCAAAGATCGGTGCCACGACCACCCGTTGCTTGCGGTCCATGAACCCGTACAGGTTGCCCAGGAGCGGGTCGTACCGCATGAACCAGGCGCGGCCCTCGTGGTAGTCATCCACCCAGTGGACGCCGGGGAGGTCAGTGATGGCGCGCGGCTTCACTTGTCCGGCTCCTGTCCGGGAGCATCCGGATGGGCGGCGCCCGCTGATGGGCTGGCCTGATCCGCCGGCACGTCTCGCCGGTCCGGGTCGGCCAGTACGAAGGTACAGTCGTTCGGGTCCAGCGCCGTGGTCGGCTGCACTGCCTTGCCGTCCTCGCGCTCCAGGAGCATGTTGATGGCCTTGGCGGCGTAGTCCGGGCGCCCCCTCAGCCCAATCGACGTCAGTCGGTTGATCAGCGCCTCCCTAGTGGTGAACCGTCCAAAGGGCATGTCCAGTCGTTCCCGGATCAGCGTGCGCCATTGCGGCCCGGTACCGCTTCCTGGCGGTCGGCCGGCTGGGTTGCCGGATTCGCCCGGTTTGAATGGCTTCCCGCGCTTGCGTTGTTTTTTGGCTGTTTTTTTCAGCAAGGGTTGCTCCATGAATGATTGCGTGCCGCTGTTACCGGCCTGATCAGTTACTTCCCGCCCTTCTTTAGCCACGGGGGGACGGTATTTTTCTTCTTCTTCGCCATGTTCTTGCCTCCTTTGCTTTGATCCTTGCACACCGGGCATCCGCAGTCATGCAGGTGCGACGTTCCGGCAATGCACCGCGCGCATCCGCACATCACGTCATGCTGAGTTCCGCACTTTACCATGGACTACCCCTTCGGCCTGCGCCCGCCACCGTCGGTGACAATCAGGGCAACCAGCGCAAGCGGGACGATAATTGACGCAAGCGCGATCATGCCGTCCCAATCGTTGTTGGTGAGTTGAATCATGGCCGTGCCTCCATCAGTGGAATGCGGTTGATGTCGAATGCTCGACGATCGCCAAACTCAGCCTGTTTCCCTGGATTCCATTGCTGGACAGGGCGCATAAATCCCACGACGCGGCTGAATACCTCGGTCCTCGCCATGCACCTATTGCTGTACTGTCGGCCGTCGTAGTTGTCGGCGTGACTCATTTCCGTGCCTCCCGCCGG